TCCGTATTTGATTCCCATCTTTGACCCGTCGAGTTCCTTCAAGGAATGGAGGATCTTGGGTGTCCCTGAGGATAAGTCGGTTGTGCTTCCAATCCCGATCAAGGATGTGGCTCTCCCCGAAGCCTATAGGCCGGTTCCTGTTCGTCAGGCTCTGTTTGATACGATGCACAAGGAAGAAGCACATGAAGTGATGGCGATTGAGATTGATCCGCAAACAGCATCGGATCAGATGAAGCAGATCTATTTCCCCTTTTTCCAAACCACAACTCCAAACAATATCGAAACATTGCGAGCACCCCTGAAGGCCTCACATGATCAGATTACAAAGGTTCTCAAGCTCAAGGCTCCAAAGCCGTCAAACGTAGCGATCTTACGAGCTAAGTGGTACATCCCATTTATTTCAACTAAGTTTTCGGCTCCACGCACGCGATTTGAGCAGATCTTCTATGGACTCACCGTATCTCCCGAAACACCTGTGATTAGCTACTTCACTGCGAAGACCGAAACGATTCGGCATAAGTTCTATGTTGAAGATCCTAAGACAAAGAAGCCCTTGATTGATATTGCAATGTGGAAGGCATGGATGTCCAATACGCAACCACAGCGTCGTCTACCTACCCTGTTACTGTATCGCGGAACCTCTAGGGGGTCCTTTGATCGCGTTGCCATTACAAACAAGGACATAACCGTGTCAACGTGGCGCGGTAAGGAATCAAAGGAGACATCTGAAGAACTCATCAAATCGGCACTAGAGTGGATCCGGTCATTGGATGCAGTCCTGCCGTTTCTGGCTGAATCGGATCTCGAAACCAGCCGTTGGGAGCTTAACGATCTGTCAGTGATCGCTTCGTATTCTAAGGAGATCTCTGAGTTTGATCTTCGTAGGTTTGCATGCCTGCGAGACATCTTCAGTTTCCAGGATGACACATTTAGGCTAATCCGTGCTGATCGTGAGTTTGACGTCTCTTCGCAGGTATTACGAGCCTATTCACTCTTGCAAGCGGGTGAGGCCAATCTGGAGTCTGCATTGGGTGTATCGGCTGATGAAGCAGCTGCTCTGACAACTCGTGTTCAAGAACTGGAAGCCGATGAACACTTTAACTTTGAAAAGGCAATCAGTGGGTATCCAACAATCAGCTTCGCTGCAAAGGAAGTCATTATAAAGTTTGTATCTAATCTCGATCGTGTTGTCGAATATGCAAGTCTCCTTCGCTACATTCTCACGTCCGATAAGGCAGAAGTTGACGAGGTCTGTCCAAAGTCAATGGAAACCGTTGAAGCGACTGCCGGCGTAGCTCCGACAACCGTTACGGTAGAAGATGAGTTTGTTCTTGATGACTTTCTGCTGAATGAAATCGAGGAAGTCCAAGCCGTGCAACCTGTTGCAACAGAGGTGGTTGCCCCGGTCAAAGATACGAAGGTCAAGGTCAAGAAGTCTGGACCGGCAGGCACACATAGTTATTTCAACAACCGCGTTCACGAGTTTGATCCTGAGATGTTTGATTCAGAGTATCCTAAGAAGTGTGAAAAGCTTCATCAAGTTGTAGTGCTTACAGATGAAGACCAAGTTCGGATACCCGGAGCCTACAACTATGTCGATGCACCTGCAGAGGAGAAGATCAAGCTTGAAAAGGGTATTGCAGTGTGTCCGCAATATTGGTGTATTCGCGATGAAATCCCTCTCAGCGAGGCACAGCTTGTGATGAAAGAAGATGGCCAACACTGCCCCGTGTGTGATGGGAAGGTTCGAGTCACTGAAAAGGAAGACGTGCGCGAGTTTACGGTCATCAAACGAGATCAAGCGTTCAAATTTCCTGGATGGAAGGAACCGTCGGCTAAGTCAACGAGTAAGAAGCGTGTCCCCTGTTGTTACAAGAAAGCAGAGGCGCAGACCGAGGTCATTGTTCCCAAGACCCAGTTGGATGAATACTATGTTCTGACAAGTGGCACAATCCCTGGTCTTCGAATTGCGTATTTACCAGAGGACCTTGCAACCAAACTGAGCGTGAAGACCAACTATGCAAAGAACGTTCCTGGAAACCGAATTGAAGCGTCTGCATCCGACATGTTTCGGATTGGAATGGGTCAGCCTCGTGATACACTTCCTATCCTTCTCAACGACAAGCGTGCGATCCCCACGCCCGAAGATGCAAAAGAACGGATCCTACAGTGTTCATTTTTCCGTAGCTGGAAAGAGTTGGGTGAAGGCGATACTATCATCGAGCGGATTACAAACGGGATCAATCGGGCGTATATGAACAAGACTCTGACGTCCATTCAAGAGATTGAGTATGTATCTCGTATTCTCGACTGCCGTGTCATGCGAGTCAATGTGGAGACGCAATCAATGATGTGTGGATTCTGGTCGGAAAAGACAGCTCCGAGTTCACGAACGATCGTCTTGCTAGATACAGATGTTCTTGGACTTGTAAAGCGCCGAACAGGAAAAGTTGGATCCAAGTTTGATTACACAGTCGATGTCAATAAGTTCCCCGATGCTACGAAAAAGGCACTTCAAGCTCTTCACATCCAGGCATGTTCAAGCGATATGCCAACCTTTGATAACGCAGTGTCTGAATTGATGGCAAAGAACATTTCACAATATCAGGTGATTCTTGATCCGTTCAAGCGCGTTCAAGCCGTATTTGTTCCACAAGAAGTTGTATTACCTGTTCAGCCCGTGAATATGGACATTCCAATGGGAGTTACAGTCCGATCGGGTTATGCTGACATCAGTGATGAAGAACTACCGACGAGCAAAATACTCGGCGACTTCTTGCAAGATACGCGTCACCCTGGATTCAAGAAGAAGAGCATCTTGTTATCAGCAGATGGGCACTACAGTGAGTTCCTCCTCGAGTGTGGATTTCATGCGGTGTTTCGCCCGGAGGAATCGGAGGATGATGATATTGCTACAGAAGTCATGAAGACAATCCGACCTCCGCATTCAGAGGAGGAGCTTGTGAATGACCCGCCTAATCAGGCAGATCTGAAACTCGCCCGCGAGATCTCCTATTCATCTGAGGTCTTCGAGTTCTTGATGTTTTCCCTGTCCAAGGACATTCAAATGGATGACTATGAGTCCCTTCGCAAATCCATCGCTAGTCCATCGGAGACCCTCTACAGGGACCTTACAAAATGGCTCGATGATCAAGCGTATTGGGATTCAGTGGATGAACCAGTTCAGTTTGTGAACAAGGTTCGCACACCGTGTGGGCAGATGCTTAAAGATACATGTAAGAAATCAACCTTGTGTGGGTGGCACAAGGATACGTGTAAGATCAAAGTCAAGCCGATTGTAGAGAAAAATAAGATTCTCATTCGTCTGACCAAGACCTTGAAGGATAATACAAAACAGCGTGCACTGGTCTTAGATGGCCGGCTGTCTCCCTTCTTTAGTACCGTTCTGTATTTGGAAATGCCTCATGAACTGATCACGACCACAATTTAGACATAGTCGTGATACTGGGCAAATCGCCTATCAACAGACCGATCGCAATGACCATCTGAAATACCTCCAATTAGATCAGAGAAGCTATCCTCGCCTGCAACAATCTGAGGGTTGGATCCATACGACTTCCACTCAGGGGATGTCTGAATGTCCTCAACGAGATACCGATCATGCTCCTTTGGATACGACTTTGCATAGACATCGACCATATGGCGCATAAGCTTCTCACTCATTGCATAGCCCGAGCAGTTCCACATCCTATCTGCCTTAATCGTATTTGGACCCATTCGTGTGTGTTCGATGATATTATAATCCCAACGATTCAGATCGTGAGTTGTATCATACTTGCGATAGTCGTTCGAAACTAGAGGAATATATCCAAAATACAGCAGGTCCCAGTCATCGGGAACAAGAGACATAAAGTTCTTTGTCATCTGTTCGGAATTGCGATGAATACGCACGTCATCCTCAAGCACAAGGATCTTCTTCTTACCTGAAGCAATCGCGCTATTCCAAATTGAGACATGGCTAATTGCACAGGCTAGATTGTTCTGATTCGTATGGTAGTCATGTTGCTTGCTGAGCATCTCCCAGTATCCACTCACAATCTTTCCAGGAAGAGCCTCTGCACGCCGAACATTCAAATCAAAAAACTTGAACTTCCGACTCATGCTATCCCAACGATCTGCTCGAGACGCCAGGTTGAGGCAATAGACCCCATCAAACATAGTATTCCATAAATGCGGCATAGTTCTATACCGCTTTACAACTGTAAATCAATTCGGGTTTCCGACCTGATTTATGGTGCGTTCATGGGGAATCGAACCCCAGCTAAAAGAATGGAAATCTTTGATCCTACCACTAGACGATAAACGCGGGTGTGAGAGCGAGTCTCACGAGTGTGTCCTTTGATGGAATCGAACCATCGACCCGTTGTGAGTAAAACAACTGCTCTGCCCCTGAGCTAAAAAGACCGGTTTGCTCCATGGTGGAATCGAACCACCGACCTACTGCTTACAAAGCAGGTGCTCTACCTCTGAGCTAAAAGAGCCTGGTGTTTGTTATTTTTACTATTTATTGTCGACTTTACCAGAGGTTTTTACGCCTTGGGGGTCTTGATGAAGTGCACCTTCAGGAAGCTCTGGAGGTTGAGGTAGGTCACCTCATCCTTGTCGCCGACGCGGAGGAGCTTGGCGAGCGCGGCGTTGGGGAGGATGCGACGCTTGAACGAGGGGTCGAAGCACGAGTGCGTCTTGACATACTCGCTGATGAACTTGGTCACCTGGGTCTGCGAGCGGGTCTCACCGGCCTTGAGGCCCATGAAGGCGCAGAGCTCCTCCGTGAGCGGGCGCTGAACAAGGAAGGCGTTGTTGGCGCGACGGGCCTCCCAGACCGCCTTCTCCTCGGGGGTCATCGTGGCCGGGTCCTTGCGCTTCTTCTTCTTGGAGTCGCGGGCCTCACGCTTGGCCGTCTTCGCCGCCTCCTGAACAGCCTTCACGGCGTCGCGGACACGGACCGAGAGCTCCGAACTGAGCGTCTTGAGCGTCTCGGCAAGCGCCGCAAGCTGAACCTCCGAAGAGACAGCCGGGGTAGCAGACGGCTCAACAGCCGGGGAGGCAACCGTGGGCACCGTCACCTCAGCCTTCGCGGGCGTGGCGGACTTGACGGTCTTGGCCTTGGGCTCAGCCTTCACCTTGGGCTCAACAGCCTTGGTGGCGGCCGCCTTCGGGGCGGGGGTGGCAACAACAACGGGGGTAGGGGCGGCAACGGTCTTGGCAGCGGAATCCTTCTTGGCGGCAGGCATCTTGTTTGACTTAGAAACAGAAGAAGAGGACGACATCTTTAACGCACTGGTATACTCTTACCATCGGCGGTCATGTAAGCCCTTTTCTTTTCTACAAACGGAGGAGGGGGTCGCTTGGTATACACGAGCATCCGTTCCTTGGCTCCAAGGTAGTATGCTTGGTAGGCTACGATGGGGTCGACATGCTTAAACTCATCTGGCATCGCCATTCGGAAAGGTGTACGGTCCCCAGCAGGCGAGGGTGGAAAGTTATCCGAGAGCCAAAGGATATGATCTTCGGTCTTGTGTCGTCTCCCATAACGAAAGGTGTACTCGCGACACAGACACAGTCCAAGGTCGGACAGCCATCGGTAGTTCTCAATGGACTCACGCACCCAGATCGAACACGGGTGGTTGGGATGAGTTTTCTTATAAGCAGTTGGAAGCAATCCATCTGGATCTAAGACCCAGTGTGCGCAGTATAAGAGTTGGGCAGTTTCAAGTATCATCTTAACGACATGTTTGTCGCAATGAGACTCGGCGGCTTCGCGAGGATCCGGTGAAAGGGCAAAGATATTCATGGTAGATTCAGGTAAGATTTACGATATAAAATCTGTTTTCAACAACGATAAATAGCTGACATAACGGAAAAAATGGTTATATACGGCTCCTTTTGATGGGTTATGAGTCGCATGAGGATCCTCAAAGAGTTAACAACATAGGATATCGAGTTTGCCTGAATAAGCGTAGGTGAGAGCATATAGTTGCACCATGTCCAGAGCGCCCCGCGTGATTTCCCTAAATCTTCCTGTATGAATCTCCACATTGCAACATGTGATGACTTGGATAACCGCGTGAGTTGCCCCGGTGTCACATCAATAAATCCATGATCAATAACGGTCTGACATAAAAAGTTTAATCTAATTTTAATACGTTCCTCTACATTATCGGGATCAAGTGGAACTTTCATAAAATGTCGCATTCGATATGCCCATAACTCTTTAAGGCGCTTGCGCGTGTCGGTTGAGAGTGGAACCTTTGTGTATGGATTCGATGGCTCATGCGACTTTAAGGACCAGACCCAAATTGTATTGAAGTCAAACCACCAAATCTTACCATTCTCAGTAAAAGCAAAATACTCAAATGGATGCTGTCGGTTGCTTTCCTCACACGTCACAAGGTCCTCATCATTTGCAAGGTTCTTGCGCTTCAAGACACCTGGACCCGCTAGGGCACAGCGTTGTAAAATGAGCCATCGGCGTGCAACAGATTGGCATTTGACAACACGAATATCATTTTCAAGGACGTCCTTCCAGATCTGAACCGTCTTTGCTCTCATATGCGTGCCACATAAACTATGTCCCTTAAGTGCCGTTGAAGTACATTGATTTGTTGAACCCTTCTTCTTTATCGCCGCACAGCGAGTCATTATGTGTTTCTCGGATAGTTCTTGAAAGCGTCAACCGAGTCAGGAAACGTTAAGACAAAATGGATTTACGTCCAGGCTACGTCATAGTATCACACAACAAGATCAAAATGTCCGTCAATGCAATCATCAACGCTTCCAACCTCGACATCAACAAGGTGACTTTCGGTGATATCCGTATCAGCAAGAACAATGGGTCCAAGAGCGTCCCGATCAAGTATAATGGTCAGAACTTCCAGATGCGTATCCCCAAGCTTCAGTATCCTATGGGGGTTTCTGTCAAGGAGACTGAGAATGGCACCAACTACACCATGCTCGCGAGCCTTCGTGGGTGCGACTCCTACGCGAAGGAGCGTGCTTCGACTGAGGCGGGTGAGGTCGGTCAGATGTATAACTTTCTGAAGGACCTTGAGGAGAAGGTCATTAAGACAGCTGTTGCTCAGTCCAAGTCGTGGTTTGGACGTGAGCGTAAGGAGGATGTTCTCCGCGACAGTATGAAGTCGCTGGTCAGTCCTAGTGTGGAGAAGCAGGGTGCTGAGTGGGTGCCGAATGGCAAGTATCCGCCGAGCTTCCGCATGAAGGTCCCGGTCTACCCTAACGACAAGGGTGTTCCAACGGTCAACATGGATGCGGTGGACATGGCGAATCGCCCGATTCCGCTGACTCCTGAGAACCTGGAGTCAGTGTTCCCTAAGCGCATGGAGGCTCGGTTCATCGTCAACCCGAGTATCTACGTGTCCGGGCAGGGATTTGGAGTGACGTGGCGAATCTCGTATGCACAGGTGTCTGCTCAGGCACGCGTCTCGGCTGCTCAGCTGTTTGAGCCGGAGGAGACGGAGGATGTGCCTCAGACTGCACAGGTTCCTCAGGAGACTGAGACTGAGGAGCAGGTTCAGGAGGAGGAAGAGGAGACCCAGGCGCCTGCTCCAGCTCCGGCTCCGGTTGCTGCGACTCCTGCTCCCGCAAAGGTTGCCCGCCGTCGGCCCGTGGGTGCAGCGATGTAGGTGCAAATCCAACCAACTCCCAAACACGTGATCCACTAGGTGGAACACAGACGAATAAGTCATCGTCTATAAAAACAATTTTTTCTTTAGTTGGGAAGGTCAGTGGAACAGTTGAATCCTCGCACGAGATCCGTTTGAACGATTGAGTACCACATCGCGAACATCCATGAACGATCGGTGGATTCAACACTGCATCAAGGGTAGCGATACGCGACTCGCCATAGAGACATGTTTGCAAGATTTGGTGAGGCGTGGTCCACTCTTCTGCATGAAATCGCTCAACAGCTGTCTGTGGGATAACAGACCATAGACTATCATTCTGCGTCCATCCATCCTCTTGAAGGAAGGTAGCAAACGGGTTCTCATAGAACCACAAAATCCTAAAGTCAGCGTGGTTGGTCAAAGAATGCTCAATGAGTCCAACACGTGTCAGTTCTTCAGAATACAACCAATAGACATTTGCATGAGAGTACTGTGTATCGCGGGAACCCCGATAGACATCACGATCATCCATGTTCCAGAGATCGGACACGACATCGACGTCATGTTCACAAATGTCTCTGGATACGTTTTGATATATAACAGTTGGGTCAAGGATTGACTGCATTAATTAAACGATACGACAACATTGACGTCGTGATGACGCACAGCCTTCGTTGCAGATCGGCTCAGTTCGTGCCTCTTCCTGCGAGTGCCGTCCTCAGCCGTCTTGGGCTGAATGGTTGTGGAGCATGCCTCCATATCTGCGTGAATTGCATCATAGTTGTCCTCCAGATACTTGAGAACCTCGTCCTGGATTGCCCACTCAAAGAAGTTCAGCTGTCCAACAGTCGTATCCAGCCCCATGAACTGGATGCGCTTCCAACGGCAGAAGGGATCAAACATCTTTTTGCTATACGCCTTCAGGTGAGACTTGTAGGCAAGGTAGACGACCACATGGCGATTGCCGGTGGCAAGATAGGAGACATTGTGCTTCTTTGCGTAGTTGGTCACAAGCCAATCCAAGAGGCGTAGGCTGATGCGGGAATCCCCTGCAAGAATTGTTTGGACCTTTGTGAAGTTTTCGGGGACTGAGTAGAAACCTTGCAGACGGTGAAGAACCCAATGATCGCGATTCTGGATGACCTCCATTTTTGTATTCTTAGTGCGGTATTCTCGCTTAAAGTGGGTCGGTAAGATAAGACAAATGGCTACGATTGATGCTCCTACGACTATTCTCCCAGCTGAAACTGAGCCTATCCTTGATCGAGATTTGACGACCTACAATGAGGAACGTGATGCAGGAACTGGAATTGGAATGGCAGTGTGCACTGGCGAGGTGATTCGTCGTCTTCGTGAAGAAGGAGGTGTTATGGATGCAATGACTCCGGGTCTTTTTATGATGCCCGAGGGTGACAAGGAATACAATACGTTCCTGGAGATGCTTCGTGATCAGCCCAAGATGCCCGATCCTATCTTCAAGTCGGGCGAGGTTGCATGGACCGTAGAGGACGTTGGATGCCCACTTGACCGGATGGATGAGATTGATGCAGAGTTTAAGAAGCTGTATGAAGAGATGTTCAATCGCACACATGAACTTGGCACCATGGGTCCGGGAGAGTTTGAACTGCGTTTGAATCGCCGTCAAAACGAACTTTCGGAGAGCAAGACAGACAACCTTAATGGAGGAGGCACTCTCCTCGTATCTACTGGAGGATCGTCCGTACACATGCCTGAACGCCCGCCTTCGTCGGTTCATACTCTTCTGCAAGTGCTTAGCCCCGGGACTCTCTTACCGCCTCCTGAGGAGGGAGGTTATGCATGCACTTCACAGGTTGATGATGGGCGATCTGGGTCGCCTGTGGATGCGTGATCGGGCCTTTGAGCGGACCGTGCGTCTCTACGGTAAGAATGATCAGCGCACAGATGCATGGCTGAACACCCGTGGTAAGATGATTACTGCTTCGGAAGTGTCCAAGGTATGGCAGACACCCGCATCTCGCCTTGAACTCCTAGAGAAGAAGCTGGATCCACCTACAAGGTCAGATGGGTTGAATCCAATCCCTGCACTAATTTGGGGAACGCGATTTGAGCCGATTGCAAAGAAGATCTATGAGGACACGACACACTGCGAGATCATTGACGTTGGATGTTGTCAGCATCCAGTTCATTCATTCTTGGGTGCATCTCCGGATGGTCTTATTATTCCCAAGTATGCAGATGCCGACCCTCATCGCTACGGACGTCTGGTTGAATTCAAGTGCCCAATGAGCCGTGCTCGTAAAGATGAGATCCCAAGTTATTACGTGCACCAAATGCAAATGCAAATGGAGTGCACGGGGATTGATGAGTGTGAGTATGTTGAGTTCCGGTTCAAACAGGTAAATTTTACACAGTGGGATTCGGCCACCGAAACGAAGGGAGCCTTTGCGGTGGATGAGGCCGGTAAGGTCAACTACAAGCCAGATAAAGTCGATCTTCACGAGTGGCAGTCTTCTCTCACAGAGGATTATCAATATATCTATTGGGTCTTGACCGATATTAAGAAGGACTTTGTTCCTAAGGACCCTAAGTGGTTAACGGATCACTTCCCCGATCTCCGTGCGTTCTGGGATGATGTTGAGCGCCATCGAGCCGAGGGAACGCGACCGGCTCCACTTCCGTCTAAGACCTTGAGCATTGATATTTAATCCATGTCCACCACGAGCCCCGAGGTGCGGCAAACTTTTTATTCCATTCATCAATTGTGAACTGACATCCCATGCTCAGGTTACAACGGGAGCAAATTGGAACGAGATTTTGCACGTCTGTTTTTCCACCCTTAGATTCCGGGATGTTGTGCCCACATTGAAAATCAAACACATTCATAGTATTCGTACACCACGAGACCTTGCATTTGTATTGAAACTTAGGACCTACATGAACAAGCCACACTTGTTCACGAAGAGCCCTTGGGATTTTTGCTTTCATTAGTTCTTCTCACTACGGCTGTTAAAGCTTCGAACTCCACTGGTTGACCTGCCACGGCGTTGTCATACCAGGCGCAGTACCAACATCATTGTTCTGAACAAAGTGATTGGTCCTTTGCGAGTAGGACGAATCCTCAAGTGCCATTGCGCGCTTCTGTTGACTCATGTCAATCATCTTGCCATCAGAGGGTCCGCCATAAAACTTTTCCATTCCCGGGAGGAGCTTCATGACAAATGCAAGGGCCACAATAGCAACTAAAAACCAGAGCCACTGCTTCATTGTTCATCTGCCCGAAAAAAACGAATGACATAACCAGTAAGGAAGAGAAGACACAATGGAGGAAACTGCACTCTCTACTCTTCGTATTATGCTTGGGCGTCGCAAGCTTGACACCGCTACAGAGAGAGTTACAACCGATGCCAAGAAGATGGAGAAGGTGACGCTGTATACAATCGGAACAATTCTTGTCTGCTTCAGTCAGAAGGATAAGGTCCTCGCAGGCGACATCACAAATATCCTTGCATTTGCAGAGGAGAATGGGCATACAACGGGTGTAATTATCGTAGCCATGTCGGCTCCTTCGGAGAACGTTCTGCGTCTTGCAAAGTCCCATGCAAAGAAGCGCCTGACCTTCTTCCATATTTGGCAACTTCAGTTCGACATTACGACTCACCGGATGGCCATGCCCCATCGTATTCTGTCGGAGGAGGAGAAGACGAAGATCTTTGAGTTGTATAAGATTTCATCCCCAGAGCCCCTGCCGGCAATCGATTCACAGGATACGATGGTCAAGTGGATCGGGGCGATTCCAGGTGATGTGATTGAGGTGACTCGCCACTCGGACACTGCAGGGCGCAGTTTGTATTATCGGCACTGCGTTGAAGATGTAAATGCTGCCGAGTAGTAATGAATGTCCTGGAACGGAGCTACGTAGTAAAGCGCAAAGAATATGATGCGTTGATTGCCTCAAGTAATCCAAACATAGATCAAATCAAAAAGCTGAACAAGGAGTTGTCAGCGCTCCTTGACGCAATGTTGGTCGAACTTGCAAAGGTCAAGGAAGACGCTGGACATATCGAACGGCATCGTGATGAGCTTGTTAAGAAGCTTGTGAGTGTGCAAAAAGATTATAATAATCTAGTCGATGAACGCGACCAGGTTGCTACTCTTAAGGCGTTGCGCGGACACCAAGAAGTGAAATTTAACGCTGTATTTTTCTGGTATGCAATCGGTCTTGCAATTGTCTCCGTGATCTTCTTTTTTGTTCTTATGTGGAAAGGAGGTTATAAGGCTCCTACGATTCCAACAATCACGAGCAGTCCAACGACAATGGCTCCCTTCACATACAGGTAAGACTCATTAATCGGCTGAACCTGGGGCGCCGCATTGAGGCGCTTTGAAACCTCAAACTCATTTTGAAGTGCAGGGCCTATTTTCTGAATACTCTTAGATTGCTTTTGAAGTTTATCAATCCTTGGGTTCACATCGGAATACCTATCCAAGAAGTTTTTAATGTATGCTCCATCATCGGCAAGCCGTCTCTGCGAAGATTCAAGTTTTTTGTTAATCATTGAGAGTGCCGATTCATATGCGGTTTTGTGGGCTACGTTGCCTGAAACTCTATAGGCAGAGTAGTTATCTTTGTAGATTCGCAATAGGTTTGAGAACTCGTCCATTATCTTCTCGTCCCTAAAACAAAATGCCTACTTCTCCCTATGGTCAGGTAAACCCCCCTGTGCGCCGTGCAATGGTTGGCGATGCATCCGAACACACTCGTTTTATCCGCATGGCGTCTACGCTGGCTCCCTATCAGACTCAGGGACAGTCTGCACGCCCTAACCTTCTCGGATGGCGGGATATGCAGGCGAATCGCGATGCAAAGACAATCATGCCGATCCTTGGAGCATTCAAGTCTTATATTCCCAACCGTTAAACAATGGGAGCAGGTCCGTCATCGTGTCCACCAGATTTTGACCAAGGATTTATGACATGTAGGATGAAGTGTCCAGCGGGGTTTAAATATGCACAAGAACAAGGTCCGCCTGTTATCGATAAGTGTGTTCTGTTCACAGACAATTCAAAGAGCTTTCGTCTTCAGAACCTTCCGATGCCAGGTCCAGACAAGAGGGAACAACCAATGTATGCTGAAGAGCGCAGACGTATAGCCGAAGCATTGAAGAACATTTCATCCACTGCCCCCTTCCAAGAAAACGCAGCAATGGCAACCCGAGAGTATGAACGAATCAAATCTGAATATGCGGGATTCAGTGCCGTCTCTGACGCGAGTAAGAAAATCAAACAGGCTTCGGATAAGATGAAACTTCCTCGTCCTCCAGTTCAGCCCAATCCAATCAAACAAGAGCGCGAGAAGATACTGAAACAACCCAGTATGTCCGTAATCCAAACCGCCCTGTTTACGATCCTTCTTGCATTGGTTGCATTTCTTCTTGTTCCGGCCCAGTATGCTTCGGGACTTGTGTTTCTCATTCTCTGTGTAGGAACGTCAACTGGAATCTATCTAAGCACTAGATAATGGGAAACTGTCCTTCTGAATTTATAGTGTCCCCAGTCGGGTTTGGAGGATGTGTCATCCCATGCCCAGCTCAGAAAAACTATGAGCTACGAATCGGAGACAAGGGCGTTCTATCCTGTGTCTATTCGGGCGATACAAGTATTAGCGTTCCTGTTCTTCCCGTCCCAGCTATTCAGAAACCGGGGCCGCCATTTAGTTACAAAGAACTACCGAATGCAAGCGTATACCAGACCGAGATTGATCGATTCAGTGCTGCATTTGCAGTAGCCGATGCAAATGTAAATAAGGCAGTAAAAATCAAGACAGCATACGACAAACTTCAGCTGGCCGAGAATGCTCGCGATCAATCACCCGATGCATATATGCAGGCGCGTGTTGGGTATTACACCCTGGTCAAGGGAGACAAGTGGATTGACGAGGAAAAGCAACGCATTGCAAATATTGAAGCACAGCCGATCGTGAATAGCTTCCTTGCAAAGCGCAATGATCTGGATAATCGAATTGGTCAGCAACAGTCAACCATTGATATTGTGAACGGCGTCAAGGACAAGGTGTTGTCGGTGGAAGATGATCTCCAATATTCAGTCTCTGCCTTTCAAAAGCAGATCGAAAACGTCCGAAACCAAATGAATATGGATAAGAAGAAGCAAATTATAACAGCACAACAAGCTGGATCATGGGTGAACTCGCTTCTGAATTGGTTGATCGCACTTACAACACTTATTGCAATTGTCTTTATTGTTCGATACATCATTCGCCGGCGATCTGCGTTTAGCACACCTGCTTCTCCCCCGCTACAAAGGTAATGGAGGTTTCCGACCCGCGTACTGTCGCTGATTTTCAAAAAACAACTTTCTGTGGTCATCCAAGGTCACACGTCGTGAAGGTTCTCCTTCAAAACGTGCAACTCGGTCATGCAGATTATGCATGTTACTGGACACTTGAACTTTTGTGTTCAGGACTCGTTCATAGTTTATGGGCTACTCTCTTTGATGCGGCTGCACTTCACATCAACCGCGCAAATCCCAGTGTCTTTGTATACCTGGCATCTGCCTACGAGCGATATGCTCCGATTGAACAGGTCTTTACAGTGGGAACTATGACATTTATTCGTAACAATCCTGATGTTCGGCAGATCGTCTGTGAGGTGGCTGCCACTCTCGCCACGTGTCGTAAAAATAAATTGCCATCTCTTCCAACAATCAAGCCCTTGCATGATTTTGACCCTCAGACCATTCAAGAACATCTCAAGGCCCCTTCTAGGCTGTTTGGTCAAATCGCGATCCGTCCTGCTGACCCCTTACCGGTTGCAGTGCCGATCAATGAATTTGCTTAC